TTCAGGCTAGCGCAATTTCTTACGAGACGTTATACGACAATTTACAACGCGGTGAAATTGCTAGTGTAGAGCGTACAGCAAAAGAAGAGCGAGCATTGATTACATTAGCCGACACAGGTATGAGTGAATGACAGATTTAACTAAGCAGCAGGCCTCAAGACACGCTGTTTATGTTCAGCGCTTTGCTGGTCATTTAGCTAACCTGTTTGACCCCTATCTCATAAAGTTGCAGCGCGAGATTAAGGTGCTAATGTCAGACTCACCAGAAGGTTTAACCAGTATTAAGCAAATTAATAGCTTATTGGCCAAATATAAAAAAGAAGCCACTGCTATTTATGGTGAGTACAATACAAGCGTATTTTTAACTCAGCTAAAAGAGCTTGCAGGTGATGAAGCCGCATGGCAGGCAACAATGCTAGATGATGCAATAAAGTCAGCAGCAATCAATCCAGTATTAGCCTCTCCCGCTCAAGCATGGGCAACAGTATTAGCGGAGCCTTTAGTTTTTCCAGACAGTGCTGGTGTCAAATTGCTTAAACCATTTATAAAAGATTGGGGGCCAAAACAGATTGAGAAAGTAAGTGACATTATTAAGCTTGGTTTTATTACAGGTAAAAGTAATCAGCAAATTGTCCAGGATGTTGCAGGTAAAAATGGTTATTTAGCTAATCAAAGCCAAAAATCTATAAAGGCAATGGTAAGAACAGCCACCAACCACACAAGTAGCATGGCAAGGCAGGCGACGTTTGATGCTAATAGTGATATAGTTATTGGGTATGAGTGGGTATCAACCTTAGATGCTCGTACAAGCTCAATATGCAAAGGTTTAGACGGTAAGATATATAAACCTAATGATAAAGATAAACGTTATCCACCAGCACATATAAATTGCCGCAGTTCAACTTCACCTGTGTTAGATGCGCGCTATGGACTAGATGACACTATAACAACCAGGTCATCAAAAGGTGGAGATGGTCGTGAGCAGGTTAATACTGATACAACTTATTATGGATGGCTAAAGTCGCAAGGATCGCAAGGCCCAAAAGGCAGGGCATTTGTATTAGATACCTTGGGACAAGAACGAGGTAAGTTATTTCTTGACGGTGGGCTAACTGCTGACAAATTCAAACAACTGACATTAGACGAAATGTTTATGCCGATACCGCTTGATGTTCTACGCAAAAAGCAGTCATTACAATTGGCGTTTGATGAAATTAAACCAGGATAAATTATAGACAGTTCACATTACTAATAAACAGTGTTAAAATAATTATTCGGATACTAGCGCGAAGCGCTCAAACTACCTTAAGGGTTTAACATGTTAAACGGATTAGATAAGATTGAAGGGTTAACACCTGAACAGCTAGAAGCTATTAATGGTTTGGCTGGTGGATTAATCAGCAAAAAGTTAGAGCTTGAAGAAAAGCTTTCAAAAACCAAATTGACTGCAAACGAAAATCAGTCTGCAGTTGAAAAGCTTGCTGCGTTTGAAGCTTCACAAGCACAAACTGAGCTTGAAAATAAACAAAATTACGATGCAGCTTTAGCGCTTAACGGCGACAAGTTTACAAAACAAATTAATGAATTAACTGAAAAAGTTGGTTTGTTTGAGCAAAAAGAGCGCAGCACGCTAATCAGTAATAGCCTTTCAGAGGCTTTAACCGAGGCGCGAGTTAATCCACTGCATAGTGAGTATGTTAGCTCATACTTCAAGCAGCAAGCGCAACTAATTGATGGCAAAGTCGTTATTGGGGATAAATCGCTAAGTGATGCTATAAAAGAATGGTCTGAAACTGATCAAGGTAAAGCGGTGCGGTTAGCGCCCGAAAATGTTGGAGGAAACTCCAAAGGCAGCACGAATGTATCAGGCTCAGGCAATCAAATGTCAGAATCAGAACAGCGCGCTTTCGATATTAATAAACGATTTGGAAGATAAATACTATGGCTTTAACAAACATGCAAGTATATAATGATGAAATTGTAGGTAATACAATTGAGTTATTGGGACAAAAAATTGATATGTTCAATGCTGCGTCCGGCGGTTCTATTTTACTTAATTCTGCGACTTTTCGCGGTGATTTTAGTAAAGAATCATTTTTTAATCAGATTGCAAGCGCGCAACGTCGAGTTGATCGTTATGCTACTAACGCAGCGCAAGCAGCAACATCATTAGCACAAGGCGAAATGGTAGGCGTAAAAGTTGCGGGCGGCTTTGGCCCAATATTGTTTGAGCCTGCTCAAATGACTTATTTGCAAGAAGATCCTGGTAGTGCAATTACAGCTATTGCAACAGGTTTTGCAGATGCTTTACTTGCTGACCAATTAAACACAGCGGTTGGTTGTGGTGTTGCAGCGGTTGAAAACGTAGCGGCTTTAACAAATGATGTATCAGGCGCAGCTGGCGTTACTCAAGGCGGTTTAAATAATTCGCATCGTTTATTTGGTGATATGAGTTCAATTCTTGCCGCTGACGTAATGACCGGCGATGTTTACCATCGCTTAGTTGCTGAGGCTATTACAAACGGCAATCGTTTATTCTTATCAACCAATGTTCAAGTTGTAAACATTTTAGGTAAAACAATAGTAATTTCTGATATACCGGCATTGTTTGAAGCTGGTACACCTAACAAAGACAAAGTTTTGTCTGTTACAGCGGGCGGTATTATTGTTGATAACTCAAGCGATATTGTTTCAAACATGGAAACCAGCAATGGTAACCAACGTATTGAAACCACTTGGCAAGCTGATTATACTTTTGGCATTAAGCTTAAAGGGTATGCATGGGACATTGCTAACGGTGGCGCTTCACCTACAGACGCAGAATTATTCACAGGAACCAACTGGGATAAATCCGTAACAGAGAACAAGCATACGCTTGGTACTTTGTTAGTAGGTAGTGCAGACGTTTAATTGATAAGGGGTGTAAAAACCCCTTTTTTTGAGGTTACTATGAAAATTAAATACGTCAAAATGCCAATTAGCATTCAAGAAAAAAAAGAATTTAATAAACAGGGCTTCAGAATAATTGATGCCAAGTTTGATCCATCTCCAGTACAAGAAGAAAAGCCAAAGGCTAAAGCTAAGCCAAGAGCTAAGAAGGCTTAAATGTCATACTTACCAATTGACTTAATGACAAGTGATCTGCGAGCGCACAGGCGGCTAAAGGTAGAAAACAGAGATCCTAGCTACACGCAAGGTACTCAATTTCGCATTAGTTACCCACTAACAGTTACAAATGGTAGCCCTATTGTTTTGCGTGTTACAAGCCCTATTAACTTTGAGCTTGTATCACAGACGCTTGCAACGCACGAAAGTGGTATTGTTTTCGAGGCTTATCGTGATATTCAAGGCGTTGAAAGTGGTACTTTTGATGCTATTGTACCAATATACAAAAACAATTTTCAATCAACGGCTAATAATTATACAAACCAAGTTGCCATTGAAACTGGTGGGGTGTTTACACCTGATATTGGCCAAGCATCGGTTGAAACTATTAATGTTTTATCAGCTAATGCTAGCGCACAACGCTCAACAGTTGAACTTGGCGCGCAAGGTAATCGCGGCCTAAGTGCTGGCACGTACTATTTAGTATTTTCAAAGCTAGGCGGAGCGGGTACGGCGCTTGGTGTTTACTCTTTAATTTTTGATGAGAATGTCTAATGGCTTTAATTGTAGAAGATGGTTCAATAGTAGCAGGCGCAAATACATACGTAAGTGATGCTGATTATGTCGCCTATGCGAAGGCTAGAGGTAAAACTATTGCTGCGGGTGCTAGCGCAAGAGAAATAGAATTAATACGCGCTATGGACTATATAGAAAGCTTTAGGAAAGAGTTTCAAGGCAGAAAAGTAGAAGTTACGCAACCATTACAGTGGCCAAGATCAAATGTTTACATTGATTGTTATTATGCACCGTCTACTAGCATTCCGCAAGAGCTTAGGTCTGCCCAAATGGAGGCCGGTATATTATTAAACTTAACCGACATTTTAAAGTCAGGTACCACTCAAAACATTCAAAAAGAAAAGCTTGACGTGCTTGAAGTGTCTTATTTTGACCGTGGTTCATTAGAAACAATACGAACAGATACTATT